TAACCTTGCATTATTTTATTAATGTCTTCGAGACTTCCACCTAATCTAGCAACAAAACCAGCAGATTGTTCAAATGTACCTCTCATTATGTCGGCTTTAGTACCAGACATACCAAGACTAAGAACGGTAGATTTAATTATCTTATCTTGTTCCATCAAGAATTTCCAACCTACTTGTAATTGTTTGCCGAGTTCAGTAATACTACTAACTATACCTTTTCTTAACTTTTGTTCCTTAGTTAATTCAGTATTAATGCCCTTTTGAGTTTTTTCAATATCATTTAAATATGCTTCCTCTTCTTTAGTAAGATTATTAATATCACCTTTTAATTCCTTAATAACTCTTTGATTATTTGCTTCAATTTCTGCCTGATTTGCTCTAGCAGTATCCATATTACCAAGCATTAAAGCAATCGCCTTTTGCTGTTCAAGCAATTTATTTAATTCTCGTGTTTCCTCAATTAATTTTTTATGGTCAGCCATAGATAATGGTTATTAATATATATAAATACAAAGGCCGAGATTTTTAATTACCTCGGCCTAAAATTGTTTTTATTTTTTTCTTGTTCTTGTAATTTTTCAATTTCATCATTTTCTCTTTGTAGTAAAAATATAAAGTGTCGTCTACGATAAATTGGTAGTTTTTCTATATAATCTGCTTGAAACTTAGCGTGTTTAGTTAGAATATAAATTTCTTCATCAACCATCTTTTTATATTCCCCCGCTAAATCACGGGGAAAAAAAAATCTATACCCACGCTTAAATTAGCAACGAATTTATATCCATCATTAGCCATAAATTCATAAGCCATATCAACATCTGGACTAACCGTCAATATTTTTCTACGAATAGTAACAGCATCTAATGCTGGCATAGCATCAATAAATTTATCGATATATGACCTATCAGTTTTTTCATTAACAGCCATGACGTGTGCTTTTAATTTCATGGTATTATAATCATTAAATTCAGTATTGTATGTTTCTTTAATTGCTTCTGCTTTTTTAAATATTAAAGTTTCTTCACCAGAACTTAAAAGTCTAAAGGTTACAGTTTTTTTACGCATAGGAATTTCTACAGTAAAATGTCCATATTCATCAGGTAATTCTGTTGGTTCTTTATATTTTAATCGTAATAAATCTACTGTTGTTTTAAATGGTATGCCTGTTCTTGGGTCAGGTACTTGTACAGTATAATCTGCACCATAACTTGATGTACGCAAAAACAATATTACTGCGTTTCTATCACCAGCAAGAAGTTCATCAGGAGTAATACCCAAAGTTTTAATTTTTCTTCTTAACAGTACATCCAAAACGGTACCATTTTCAATTAATGAAGGAGTAGTAAGTAAATCTTCATCTTTTGAAGTCATGTATTCAACATTAACCTCAGAAATTTTATGAGGATAAAAAATACCTTTTGATGGAAGTTTAATAACTTCATATGAAGTCATTAAATCAGGGTCGGTTTCTTTTGACATTGTTTTTTCAAATTCTTGCGGATTAAAAACCGGGGGTCTTGGTATTGAATCGGGCATTACTTTATTTGAAATATTAGTTTCTACTGTTTTACCAGTTGCTTCTTTATATTTTTTAAGTACATCGCCAATACTTTCTTTTTTTGGTGCATTTTCGTTTTCCATATTATAAATTTTTATAATAAATACTATAAAAAAAATTTTTGTATATTTTCAAGATTTTTAAATAAAATACGTACTAGTGGATATAAAGAAAAACTTCAGATAGATAGCATAAAGAATAATAGTTAAAACATTTATGGAAAATAAAATCTTGGTAGTATATGTTGGGGTAGCGGGTATTCGTAGTGAAGATATTGATATGTTTGTACATAAGATTGTAAGTAAAATTATACCTACAACATTTGAGGGAGAAATAATTATAATACCAGCACAGTCTCCAGACACAAAGATTGAATGTATAAATCCAAAATATATAACTGATTATATTTTAATTAAAGAACATAATGAAAAAATGCAAAAATTACAAGAAGCACTCCAACATCAATTGGAGCAATTAAAACAAGAAAAAAGTGGGGAATAAAAAATTAAAAATTGGAATTGACATTAATGAAGTACTTCGAGCAAGATGGTTACTTTTTGATAAATTTTACAGACAGGAATTTGGTGAGGAGGGTGCTCCAAAAGAACAACCATACGTATTTGACTTTTTTAATAAATATGCATGGAAGGACACGGTTCAAACAGTAAAAGAATTAAAAGAACCTGAAGATATGCCAGAAGATATAAATCCTTTGGATTATCAACATGATGAAAAACTTGGAGAAGCACCTGCTGATGCATTTTTATTTAAATTACCGCAAGAGATACATTTAACAGCAAAAGAAGTTTATAATCGTTTTATGTATGAAGATTTTCTTTTTGAAATCTTTGCTTCGGCACCAATGATGTATAAAGACATGGATTTACATGTCAACGATTTTTATTTTAAATATAAAGATTTTGCGGATTTTATAATAGTATCAAAAGAAAATCAATTTAGTATACCGTCGACACTATTTTTTTTGAGTAAAATAAGATGCAGATTTAATAATTTTCGTTTTGTTGAAACCAATGAAGATATGTGTATGGGTCTTGACGTTTTAATTACAACCGACCCAGAATTACTTGAACACGTTAAAAATAATGAGTTTTGCGAAGTAATTAAATTATTAAGACCCTATAATGAAGATTCTTATATGGGCAATATAATTCCAGTGCTTCAAATAAATGATTTAAATAATAATTTAGAATTTGAAAAAATAATTAATTATATAAAACCAATAACAAATGAGTGAACAATTATTAAATAATGAAGCACAAGTAGCTGAATTAGAAAAAATCGAAAAAATAAGAATATCATTAGATAAGATAATAAACAAGAAATCTAAATTCTTGTTTTGCGTGCCAGAATCACAAAGTCCTACCGCAAGTGTTTATGAAATTTATTTTCATGCAACAGTTGTTAAAAATATGGGGTATGAAGTACTGATTATGGTAGAAAAGGGAGATTATGTTGTACCTGCTTGGGTTGAAAAAGAACTTACTCAGTTTAAACACATATCAATGGGCGACCCCAAATTAACTGTAGGTCCTGAAGATGTTATGGTTATTCCTGAAGTGTTTTCAAACATAATGGAGCAGACCAAAAATTTACCTTGTATAAGAATTGGCCTTCTACAATCAGTTGACTATATGATGAATTCTTTAATTCCTGGAACTGACTGGAAATTGTTTAACATTAACAACATTATTACAACCTCAGAAACATTAAAAGAATGGGTAGAAACTTTTCAAGGTAAAAATAAATTTAACATCAAGACATATAATATTGGTATACCAGCATATTTTGAAAGAACAGAAGTCCCACAAAAACCAATTTTCTCAATTATTGGAAGAAACGCTAATGAAATTTCTAAAGTCGTTAAATTGTTTTTTAGTAGATTTCCACAATATGGTTGGGTTACGTTTGACCCAATGCTCACAAAAAGTAAACCACCACAGCAAATGCGTAGAGTAGACTTTGCAAAGAGACTTCAAGGCAATTTTGCTGCTGTTTGGGTTGATAGAATTTCTTCTTTTGGTACATTTCCTTTGGAATGTATGAAATCTGGGGTTATTCCAATTTGTCTTAAACCCGACATCACTCCAGAATATATTCTCGAAAGAACTTCGGGTGAAACTGGCACTGTTATAAAAATTGCTGAAGGCGCAGGTGTATGGACAGATAATTTTTATGATTTACCTGTTTTGATTGGCGAAGTTCTTGTTAAATTCCTTGATGATGCAATTTCTCCAGAACTATATACTTCAATGGAAAAACTTACTGAAAAGTACACACAAGAAAATTCAGAAAAACAACTTGCTGAAATATATCAAGAATTTCTTGATGAGAGGATTGCGTTATTTCAAGGCGCATTAACACCACCAACTATTGTTGATACAATAAGTCCTGATGTTGAAAAAAATAATTTAACAATAGTATAATTTAAAAATATGAATACAACAGTAATAATTCCAGTACACGAATTTAATGAAAAGATTCAGAGTCTTTTAGACCATGCAATCGAATCAGTAGCTAAACAAGAAAAAATCGCAGTGTTGCCACAGATAATCGTGGTAGGACCACAAGAGGTTTTAGATAAAATAGTAATGACGGCTGAAACAAAAACGAATATTATATTCGTTAAAAACGAAGGTAAAACCGACTATCAGTCACAGGTTAACCTAGCGGTTGAAAAAGTAACTACCGATTATTTCTCGGTACTTGAATTCGATGATGAATATGGTACTACTTTCTTTCGTAATGTAAATAAATATATTAGTGCATATAAGGACATTGATATTTTTTTAACTATGTTAATAGAGGTCAATGAGCAAAATCAAGGTATTAAGTTAACAAATGAAACTGTGTGGGCACAACAATTTGTGGGTGAAAATGGTGAAATGGGTTACTTAAATGCTAATGCATTAAAACAATATACTGATTTTAAATTAAGTGGTGCGGTTATAAAAAAGTCGGAATTTCAGAATATCGGCGGATATAAATCAAACATTAAGTTAACCTTCATGTATGAGTTCTTACTCAGAGCATTAAATAATGCGTGTAAAATATTTTCTATACCCAAAATAGGTTATAAACATCTTGCAACACGTGAAGATAGTCTTTTTAATAATTATCAAAAAACAATGCCAATAGACGAAAGAAAATTTTGGTTTGATACCGCAACAAAAGAAGCAAATTTTATGAGCGACAGAGCAATTGATATGTCAAGATTATCAAAAATTGTTGTTGATGAAAAATAATCGATATGTTGATTTTATTATAAATGAAACAAATTATAAATGCTCCATATTTTGCTGAAAAAGAAGAACA